CGAGTTCCGCGGCGCTCACCAGGCCCGCATCGCTGGCAATTTCATCGTTGGCCTCCAAGTGTTCCTGGCCCGCGGCGTAGAGGATACGTTTGCAGACCTTACGGGCATGTTCCTTCCCGGCACCCGAATCAGCGACAGACACGATGTAGAGATTCGTGCGGTTACCACGCTCGTCGCGCACCTTACGGGCCGCCAACACGGCTTGCAGCGCAATGGCTCCGGCCAACGCCAGCACGGGTTGGGGGCGCGTCGCCGTGGCCAGGTTGTACTGCACGACGTCGTGGATCAGCCCAGGCACCTGCAGCAAGTGTTCGGGAAATGGACCCGGATCGGCCGGATGCACGTCCGGAGAAACATCGTCCGGGCCGTACATCTGCCCCCAATGATCCTCGACCACCGCCGTGGCGATCTGGTCCGGCTCATAGCGGGCGATGCTCGCGGCGATCCGCTCGACTTCGCTTTCCGGGAGCGGAGGTTGGCAGCGGCCGGCGTTCGTCCGCAAAATCGCCGCCGCGATCTCGGCCTGGCCCATCCCCACGCGGCGCAACGCACCGGCCAGGCCGGCGAGCGTGGAGTTGCGTTGTCCGCTGGGGATTGGGTTGGCATCCGAGAGGCAATTCGCGGTCGCCGGTCGGCAATACGGCTGCCGAGCGGCATCTAGCCCGTCGAGCATCTCAACGAGCCAATCTGGCGGCTCCGGCAACCGTTCGCGCGGCACATCCAGTTCGCAACCTTCGACCCAGCGGTAGGCACCATCCGGACGAACCGAAGGCGGCGCGACGATATAACCGCCATCGGTGCGGGTATCGACGTGTTCGGCTAATCGACCGACCGTGCAGCGCCAGAGTTTACCGCTCGGGCGGCGGAACAGGTGGTGCCGACCGCCGCCCGGCGTGAGCGACGTGGGAGCGGCCGCCAGCGACATGGCTTTGTCGTAATCGCCCGCCAGCCAGGGATTGCCGGGCCCGTCGATGTCCACGACCAACAGCCCGGCCGTGGCCAGACCGATGCACGCACCTGGAAACTCCGTCCACCAGGCCTCGATCCGCTCGGGATCGAGTGAGGCGTCGTGAAACCCGTGCGCGGTGAGTGGTGCCGGATCGAGAGCGGCGGCGCAGGGGAACACCGGATACCCGAGTTCGGCGTAATAGAGCGCGGCTTCAAGCATGAGTGACCCCTTGGCGAATTCCCCTTCCGTGTTCGCTGCGCTAACTTCGCCACAATTCGCTGGGTGGTTGCCCCACCGGCAATCGCCAGGACGACAATTCACAGATCAATTGCCCCTTGTGGAACGTGTAGCGGTACTCGAAGCCGTGCCCCTCCTCGCACCAGAACCTCAAGGCCACTACCGAGCCGCGTCGGTTGTTGGGCCGGTCGTTGGCGGTCACCATCATCGATTCCCTCGCCACCACCGAGCGCGTGCCGCCCTGATCGACGGCAACCTGTTCTGGGTGGACGTAGTCGCAGCCGCAGACCGGACAGCACAAGATCATGCATTCAGGTAAGCCGCTGTTAACCACGAACCGTGGCGGCATCGGTACGGGAACTCCATACGCATCTGTCATGAAAAACCTCGCTCGTTAAAAAGGAATCTCCTCCGGGTCGTACCAGGGTCCCTCGGCGGCAGCCACCGCTTCGGGGCGCGGGCCCAGTTCGTAGTCGGCGATTCGCTCGAACTCGTCACCCGCCACCGTACGAACCGTGATGCCGATCGTTTGCGCCAGGCCACCCGCTTCAGCCAGCTCGACGGCCCGCTCGGCCGTGTCGGGCACTGGGTCTGGAGAGCGTCTGCGCCACCAGGCAACCGCTTTCTGCCGCGCGTAGCCTTCGTGCTCGAAGCAGACCCATTCGCTCTTGTGTTCGTGCCAACCGACGCGGTAATCGACGCGCATCGTCTTGGGCGCGTCCGCGCTTGCGCCGCGCTTCGTGTGAACGCTGTAGTACACGTCCCGCACCTGGTACTGCGTGGTGGTAACCTGTCCCTTCAAAATCCCCTCTTCGCTCGCCTTGGCGTCGTGCTTGCTGCGCTCGGGCGGCGGGAACTCGTAACCGCACTGCGGGCAGACGGAATAACCGGCGGCAATCACCGCCAGGCACTCGGGACACTCTTTGGCGGGTGCATTGCCATCACCATTGCCGACTGGCTTGATTCGCAGATCGTCCACCGGACCATGCCGCAGTACGTTGCCGCCGAAGTCGAGAACCAGGCTGTTCTGTTTGTCGGGGTGCAGGCGGAAACTTCGCCCGACCATCTGGTAATAAAGTCCCGGCGACATGGTGGGCCGCACCAGCGCCACGCAGTCGATATGCGGCGCGTCGAAGCCGGTCGTCAGCACGTTGACGTTGCAAAGGTATTTGAGTTGGCCTTGCCGGAAGCGGCCGAGGATGGCATCTCGCTGCTGCGTTGGCGTTTCGCCAGTGACAAAACCACACTCGATGTCGTGCTGTTCCCGCAAAACGCGCACGATGTGCTCGCCGTGCTTCACGCCGCTGGCGAAGATCAGCACGGCCCGCCGGTCGCCCGAATAAGCGACCGTTTCGCCGCATGCCGCCTCGACGAGCCGGTCGTCGTCCATCAGGGCTTCCATTTCGTCAGCAACAAATTCGCCGCCGCGCACATGCAGCCCCTCGAACTCCGCCTTGTTGATTCCGGCCTTGGTCACGAGTGGACACAGGTAGCCGCCGGCAATCAGTTCCCGCACCCCCACTTCGTAGCAAATGTGGTTGAGAAACCCATCGGGCGTGCAGATCGGGCCCGACCTGAGCCGAAACGGCGTGGCCGTAAAACCCACGATCCGCACGTTCGGATTGACTACCCTGGCATCAGTCAGGAACTGCCGATACATCCCCTCACCGTCGGCGGGGATAAGATGACACTCATCCACCAGCACCAGATCGAACGCATCAAGCTCGCAGGCCCGCTTGTAAACCGATTGGATGCCGGCCACGATCACCGGGTTTCGGGTATCGCGCCGCTTGAGGCCCGCCGAATAGATACCGAACTCCACCTCGGGACAGACGGCCCGCAGTTTGTCGGCCGTCTGTTCGAGGAGCTCCTTCACATGCGCGAGGATCAGCACCCGGCCATCCCACTGCTCGACGGCATCCTTACAGATCGTGGCCATGATCGGACTCTTGCCACCCCCTGTCGGCACCACGGCGCACGGGTTGTCGTCCCGCGAGCGCAGGTGCTGGTACACCGCGTCAACACACTGCCGTTGGTAAGGGCGCAGTTCCATTGGTAACGTCACTCCTGGGCTGGCAAGGGAAACAAGTCTTCAGTCACGGCGCGCAACACGCTGAGCTGCTCCCCCCTCAGAAAAGCCGACAGGGCCCGCTGTGCCTTGCCGTACATCACACGGTTCTGTGGCAAGCTGCGCCGACCGTCTTGCGCCACAAGCGCCGCCTGAATCAGCAGTGCCGCCGGGCTGTCATCTTCACTGGAGATCACTCCCGTCCGAAGCACATCGGCGAAATGCCGCAGTCTGGCAAGATCGGCCGAATAGAAGGCCCGGCCCAATACCCCGCGCACCGCGGCCGTCGCGACACCCCGGTACCGCGAGGCGGGTAAGGCGGTAGTCGCGAACTCAACCGCCTGCAAGTGACGCCGCAACAGATCCGCTTCTTCCGCGGGCGACTGCCGAGCGTAGCTCTGTAAGCCTGACACCAGCACGCGGAGCGTTGCGATCTGGTTCTTGCTGACAATACCCAGTCCGCCCGCCAGTGTGATCACCTCATGGCTGGCTCGCGGCCGGCCGGTATCGATCACCTGAATGTTCTCGGAAGGCTCGTTCAGGAAAACCCGCATCGTAACGGCGGTTTCCGAGAGTACGACGGCCCACAGGCGGTGCTGACCGTCGATCAGCACACCGCCAGTGTCGAACGCGATCCCGGCGTGCGTCAGGTGCCAGAGACCCGCCTTGATCCGTCGGGCCAGTTCGTCCACCCAGCGGCCTGTCAGCACGCGATTGTGGGTGTTCGTATGCATGAGCGCCCATTCGGCGTCCGCCGGGGTAATCACGATCGGCATGTTGGTTTGCATCGTCGTGGTCCGCACGATATCGGCCAGTCCGGAACTGGACCTGGTGGTGGTAGTAGTAGTGGTGGTCATACACTGGCTCCTTGTTGAGAAAGGTGTTGGGTTAAAACTTCGACGAGCTTTCGCAGGTAGTCGGAATCGAAAACGCTGATGAGCGTGCGGGCACCCATTTCGGCGTCGTGGGGCAGCTCGAGCGCCGTTTTCGCCTGGTGGATACTGTCGTAGCCGCGAATCTGGCGGTGGGCGCGTGGAGAGGTGCCGCTCGGGGTGCGGCGTTTTTTCGCCGCCTTTTGGCCAATCCGAGCCGTGTTGATCGTGCGCCCATCGCGGCCCTTACGGAAACTTGGGCGGTAATTCTCGGCGAGCTGTTCGGTTGGCTCGGCTGACTTCCAATCTTTGGAAGACGATTCGTTGCAACCTTCGCTATTTTGTGCAGCTTGCCTGGATGACTTGCGACTTTGTCGCAAGTCAACTTGCCGGCAGCGCAACACTGTGTCGCGGCACACGCCGCAGTGCTGAGCGATCTGCGAGTCACTCAGCGTCGCCGCGCTCGGATGCGCAAGAGCGGCCTGCACGGCCCGCCGCTTGTCGTCATTGCTGCGCCGCAGCCCGTGCGTCTGGTTCGCGCTGTAGCTGTACCACTGGGCGTCCGCACAGGTACCCTGGCGCACGTCGCAATCGATCGGCTCACTTGGATTGATACGCAGCAGCGCGCCCAGCCGGTGGTAGCCGTCGGCGAGCCAATAGGCCTCACCGTCGTGGAACACGGTGAGTGGCGGAAACTTCACGCCGGCCACCATCATCTCCCGGTATTCTTGAATCACGTCTTGCTGCAAGGCCGCTCGAGGCTGAGTGCCGCCGTCGAGTCGGAGGTGTTCGGGATAGACTCGCATCACTTACGCTCCTTTCGTTGGGGTTACACAATTTCTTCGCTGTCCATCAATTCACCGTTGTGGCGCTTCTCGCCACGCTGTTTTTGCAACTGCCGCTCCGAGTAGGGCAGGTGCGCATTGATCCGCGTACATCGACGGCAGATGCGGTTGGCCGCGCTCTGCGACCAGAACTCTTTCCCGCACCGCAGGCAGGTGCGGCGTTTGACGGTCGTCATACGGTTGGCCCTCCTTGCTCCAGGCGTTTGATCTTGCGGTCCAGATACCAGCGGGCTTTCTTCAGGTCGGCCAGCCGGTCTCCTTTGTGACCCGAGCGAGCGACATATTTGATGACATTGCCCAGGTGAAACCCGCATCTCCAGGCCTCGATAGCGTCGATCACCTCAATCGGGCCGAACGTGTAGTGCGGCGGATGGTCGATGAATGGGTCTTGCGGTTCGTTCATGTCGATAAGCCCTCCAGTCGCACGGTGACTTTGCCGCCAGGCACCACCGCGCGGCGGATGATGGTCAAATGGTCAATCTGCGAGTCGTCGTAATACGCACCGCCGTGCGCGAGCGCGTCCAATAATCCCTTCAGTGCGTTATCCAGGTCGCGCCGGCGTCGATCTGGCGGATACAGTTCCACGGCCGCCGCCAGTCGGCCACCCAACGGCCGCACACCGCGCTCCCGCAGGATCGAGCAAACCGCCTGGCGGTATGCCCGACCCTCGCGGGAGAGGAGCGTCCGTGCTCCCACCCGCCGCCATAGGCGGTTCGTGCTCGGTGGAAAGGGTAATTCGAGTTCGAGCATCAGCCGCGCTTCCAAGGAGGTGTGTTGACCTGCGCCTGCTGTGGCTGACCGACAGCCGCTTCCCGCTTGGCGTAACTTTTGATTTCGTTTGAGATATCGCCGGTGTCATCCCGCTTTTTGCACTTCACGGTGATTACCAGCGGCAGGTTGTGTAACTCCACCGAATCGTTGGGGGCCATGACACCCACCGCGCGGCAGATGGCCGACAGTTCGCCTTGCGCGATCTTCCGCGCCGTGTCGTTCGGGTTATCGAGGTTGAGCCGCGCCCACAAGAGACGGTTTTTGAACTCTCCTTCGAGAACCTGAAACGTGAGTTGCAGGTAGCTGCCGGTGCCGGCCTTCGTCGGCTTCATTTCGCTTTCGATGATCGCGGCCAAATACTGGCCGGCCGGGATCGGCTCGAAATCGGTGTGCGGTTCGACGTGGTTAGCGTCAAACCCGTGCAGGTTAGCCATGTGCTGGTTCTCCTTGTTTGAGTGTTTGGGATTGGGAATGAATGAGCGCGTTCATGAAACCGCTCCAACTGAGGGGCAGTTCGCTGGCGATTCCGTAACGGTTCTTGGCGACGCACGACGGACCGCCGACGGCGCGCAGAATGCGGTCGCCACCGGCAGCACCGAGGCCAGCGGCTACCGTCCGTTTCCGGTTAAAACCGGCATCCTCGGTTTTGGTGATAATCTTGCGCGTGGCGAACAGGGCGGCATCGCACCATTCGGTAAGGAGCGCCGCCGCATGCTTGTGCAGCCTGGGCGAGTAGCGGTCGTAAGGCGAAGACTCGGGATCTTCGAACCGCTCGATTTTCGAATGCGCGATCAGCACCACGACCATCCCACGCTGGCCACGCAGTACGTTCAGATGGTCGATAATCTCGCGCCAGTAGGTCAGGGCATGGGTGTAGCCCCTCGCATAGCCGCCATCGACCTTCTCAATCGAACTCACACCGTACTGGGCGCAGAGCTTGTCCCACACCAGCCGCTCGAGCCAGTCGAGCGAGTCGATCACGACCGTTTCATAGTCGTGCTCTTGCGTCTTGAGTTCGGCAAGCGCGCCGGCGACATCGTCGTAGCTGGTGGCCAGCGGAAACTTGTCGCAGTCGATCTCACCCAGACCGTCTTCAGTCTGGATAAAGATCGGCTTGGGAGCCTGGGAGCCGAACGTCGATTTACCCGCTCCTTCCGGACCGTAAATCAGCACGCGGGGCGGCATGGATGTTTTGCCACGCTGGATGGCATTCATGAGGCTCATTGCAATTCTTTTCCTTTCTGATGGTGCGGCGGTTGTTTGTTTGCCAGGTGGTAGTCGTGGTGGGCAGACGCTTGGGTGCAGGGAGTCCGGCCGCTTCCCATGCGGCACGCCACCCCCGGTAGCCCGCCCTTTAGCCCAAGTCGAAGATTCGTGTCTCCTCGTAGCCGGTCGGAAATACTCCTGTGTCCAGGCACCGTTTCAGCCGTTCGATGGCCGCTTCGTTCTCGCGCTGGGCAAACCGCAATGCTTCGTCGCTGACCTTCCAGACGCCCGTGCGGTAGGGCTCGCGCTTTTCGACCGCGATCAGATGTACGGGCATGGCCAGGCCGAACACCTGTGCCAGGACGGCCCGGTAGAACGCCAATTGGTGCGCGTAACCAAAGCGGCGCGCGTCGGCTTCGAACCAGGTCAGGTCATCGCACGTTTTCAGATCGACGATCCCCTGATGGGCGTCGAACCAGTCCATGCGAATCTGGCAGGACATGCCGCAGTAATTGGCTCGCGCAACTCCCTCCGCTTCGCCATCGGCGAGCAGGCTTATCGCCACGAGGTGCGTTCGCACCGACTCTTTCATTCGGGCGATGAGATCGAATTGCGTCTCCGTCAAAACAGGCTTGTTTTGCGACTCAGCCCACTCAGACCAGGCCTTTGTGTTAGGTCCAAACGTCGTGCCGGTCTTCGGGTTGATGGGGCCACCTACCGCGAAGTCAGCCTCGAATGAGCTTGTGCCTTCCAGGATTAAGGTGTGTGCGGCACGTCCGACCACGTAGGCGGGCCGATCTTCGTCGGCGATTAGCCCGAGTGTCTTGCGGCGGTAAAGCAGCGGGCACTTCCTGAAATCACCAAGTTGGTGGCTGGTCAGATAATCCTTGGCCTGGGCGTGATAGACATCCGCGGGTTCGTGTGCGAGTACGTTCTTACGGTCGGCGACAGCCATGTGGGGCTCCGATAGGTGATTGCCGGCCAAGCGAATGTTGCACGAGCGTGCAAAACGGCATTCGGTGGCGAGCGGTGGCTATATGGTTATTTGCCGGTCGCGCCTCCAGTTCGCCGTGACCCAGCAAACTCATATGCGCGGCCATGTCGCGCATATTGGGGCACATATGTGCGCATTACAGGGACATGGCCGCGCATATTGCGGCACATATGAGTTTCGCGGCGCAGATGTGAGCCTAGATACATGTCCCAGCAAACTCCGGAGAATCGACACCGCACAGGCACTCGCCGTTGCAAACACACCGATTCACCAACGAGAAAGGGAGCACATGTTTCAAAATGACTATGGAGAAGTAGTCGAGAAGTGGAAGGTGGCATTGATCCTCAGGCGAGCGATTCGGATGGGCTTCCGCCGCCATGATCTCGAGGACGTCCAACAGCAGGTCGTCGTGGAGTTATTGGCCTTCACATTCGACCCCGCGAAATCCAACGGCGCGTCTGAAACGACAGTCATTACCGCCTTGATCGACAACACACTCAAGACGATTCGGCGAGCCCGAGCTCGCTACGAGAAGCGCGTCGTCGGGCACATTGACGAGCCGCACGACGAAGCCGCACTGGCTGCGGCGGATAAATACAGCGAAACACTGGCGGCACAGACGCTCGATGTCCGCACGGCCGTGGAAGACCTGCCGCCACCGGCCCGGCAGATCTGCGCCGATCTTTCCGACGGTCTTTCGCTGAACGAAATCGCTCGCACGCTGGGCGTCGGCTGGCACACGGTTCATCGCCAGGTCGGCGACATCCGCGGTTACTTCGAAAACCTCGGCCTCGATGCGCCCTGAAGCGACGCCACTTTGAGTATTCCACGATAGGAGATCGCTGTGAAAAGTGCGAACGCCCCTACTGGACTTTCCGCCGAGAATCCGCCCTCCTTGTCAGCCTCGGTGGGGACGGCGAATCGCCCCCTATCGCAGGCCTGGATTACCGAGACGCTGATCGAAAATACGCGTCGCGTGTGGTCCAAGGCCTACGGGCGGGTGATTTCACCCGACGAGGCGGTTGAGATTCTGGTGAACGTGAAGCGATTCGCCGAATTACTGGTGGAAATCAAACGAGAGAGGAGTGAACCATGAACGTAGTCGTGTGGGCACGGGTTTCTTCCCGTGAGCAGCGCGAAGGCTATTCCATCGACGCCCAATTGCGAGCGAATCGCGAGAAGGCCGAGAGGGCCGGCTGGGATGTCGTGCGGGAATTCGTCGTCGCCGAATCGGCCAAGCGCGGGGCGGAACGCACCGCCTTCAATGAGATGTATAAGTGGATTCGAGCCAATGCGAAGCGCGAGCAAATCGAGGCGATCCTCAGCCACAAGCTCGACCGCGTCTGTCGCAACATGCGCGACGCCGTCCGGCTGCAAGAGCTCGAAGATACCTGCGGAGTGAAGCTAGCCTTCGTCGATAACCAATTTGGTACGGGAGCCGCGGGGGCGCTTTCGTTTAACGTGATGGCGGCGGTCGCACAATATTACAGCGACAACCTGCGTTCTGAGGTGCTGAAAGGAATGGATGAGAAAGTGCGGCAGGGCTGGCCGACCGGCGCGGCACCGTTCGGCTACATGAACGTGGACGACCGCAATGAGCCGGTTCAGCCCGACCCGGACAAGTCTTACACCGTGCATCGCATCTTCGAGCTCTACGCCATCGGCAACCAGACGTTCAAATCGCTCGCCGATAAGCTCTATGGCGAGGGACATTCGTTTCGCCCCAGCCAGCCGAAGTTCAATCGCACCACGCTCTCGTACATTTTGAACAATCGCTTCTATATTGGCGAGCTGCGCCGGAACGGACAGATATTCGAAGGGAAGTACAAGCGGATCATCGACCGTCCGACCTT